TAAGTTTGATTCTAGTAATTTAAATGTATTTGAAGATTTTATTGTTTCTAACTTAACTGTAAAAGGTACTTTTGAAGAGTGTTTAAGACAGATTATAGGAAGTAAATTGAATTTTTATCTGTTAGATGATACTATAAAACTTTATGGTTCTGATAAAAAAGGTAGAGTAGAATTCTTTCTTAACTTTGACAATGGACTTCAACTTTATCCAGAACAAGAGGATGACGAAACTTACTCTATACAGAGCAAGCTTTTGCCTGGCATAGAAAGTGGTTCTGTAATAAGGATACCTATAGACAAGTATGGAAGAGTTACGGATTTTAGTTCAGAGTATTACTTGAATCTAGTCGTTGACAAGTACGAGCATTTTTTTAACGAGATGACTGACGCAACAAAACTAGAATGTAATTTGCTTTAAAAATATTGAGGTGTTTTGATGATACTAAGAGGTATAGATTTAGAAACTACAGAAAGATTGATAAGTAAAAAAGTTCGTTCAATAGAGACTATGTTTGTTGCTAGGATAGAAAGGTTCGACCATGTAAATGGAAAAGCTGATATAACTCCTATAACTAAACTAGAAAACTCTTATGGAGAACTTATAGACAAGAGTATGATAATAGAATGTCCTGTATTGACGGCAAAAACTTCTAATTTTTATATTAGATTTCCTTATGAAGTTGGAGACTTAATATATGTTGGTTGTTCAAAAGAAGCTTTAGATAATCTTTTAATAACAGGAGAAACAGTTGAAGATACTTTATCCAGTATGCCTAGATTTAGAATGAGTGACGCTGTTGTTTTAGGAGGTTTGTTCCACTCTCAAGAAACTAAAATGTTAAACACAAATAAAAGTGATCTTGTAGTTGTAAATAGAAATACAGGAGAAAGTATAAAAATGAAAAAAGATGGCGGTATGGAGATATCATTGAATTCAGATTTAAACATAACAGCACCTAACACAATTATCAATACAGAATTAAGTGTAAATGGAAATGTTAATATAAGTGGAACTACAACAAGCGGAGAAGTCGTTACAGAAGCTGGAATAGATCTGAATACTCATACTCATAAATATACACACAACACTCCTTTAGACAGAGTGACAGATGTTCCACAATGATAGGAGGTGTAGAGAATTTATAAGACTTTTAAAATGAATGATAATTATGATTTCGAACTAGATAGCTCTGGAAAATTAGCTATATCTAATGGTTCTGAGTCTATAAAGAATTTGATAACTATGCAGATAGCTTCCAATAACAACTTTGCTTTAACAGAAGATCTTGGAATAAACTGGATAAATGAAACAAATTCCGGAATTTTACAAATAAAAGATAATGAAGATGACATAGTAAGGAATCTAGCGACAAAAATAAATACTATAGAAGGGGTTAGGGATGTAGTAAGTATGACTCTTAATCCTCTATCTGATAGGAGTTTAACAATATCAATAGTAGTGTTGACCTCTGAAGGGGACATTACTGAAGTAGAGGTGAGCCTTTAATGCCTATAACATCAAGTGGTTTTAAAATAAAAACCGAAAGTGAATTTTTTGATGAAATAGTTGATGAATTTAAAAACGAGTTTCCTACAATGTCCGAGGATGAAGGAAATGGATTAATAATTTTAGCAAGAATATTAGCTTCTCAAGAAGCAGATATAGAAAACTATAGAGCGGAGGCTTATAACAATAAGTATGTTTTAAACGCTGTAGGAAGCCATTTAGATAAAGCTGTTTTTATAGCCGGTATAAGCAGAGACTTGGGTAGCAAAGCCACTGGTACAGCAACTCTGAGCTTCTCAGATGGTGCTACAAGTTTCATATTGCCTTCTTATTTTGAACTTTCAGTAAATGGATATACTTTTATAACTACAAATACTGAGTATATAAATGTAGATACAGATAATTATGAAATAGAAATAATAGCAGATAAAATAGGTTCTGAATATAATTTAACACAAGGTACATCTTTAACTATAAAAAATCCTGTAGCTGGACTAGGAACAGCAGAGTTGACATACAACACAGTAGGAGGAAAAGATTTAGAAACGGATGAAGAGCTCAGATTCAGGCATTATTCAGTTATGACAACTTATGACAACTCTTCTTTAGAAGGCATAATAAGTTACGTAGAAGAAAATACCGAAGTTGTTAAAGTTAGTGGTATAGAAAATACTACAATTAATACGGTGGATTCAATGCCACCAAAATCTTTCCAAATATTTGTAAATGGAGGAACTGATGAAAGTGTTGCTTCTGCCATATTACAATCTAAGCCAGCCGGGATAGAAAGTTATGGAACGAGTTCTTATGATGTAGCTTTAGATGGAACTACGTATACGGTTTATTTTAGCAGACTAACTCCAGTTAGTATATATTATGATTTGATAATAAAAATAGATGCATCTTTAGTTCCTGCAGATTATGAAGATACTATAAAACAATCTTTAATAACTTACACGAATGCAAACGAAACTTTGAACGTAAGCGACTTAACAGGTAATATATTCCTTTCTGTAGACGGAATATTATCAGTAAGACAATTGTATTACGGAACTACTGCTAACCCTACAACATCTGATGAAATAAGTGTTTCATTAGGAGAAATATTTTCTACAGTTGAATCTGACATAAACATAACTTTTATAACGTAGAAGTAAGGAGGTAAAATGTATATTTTTGATGAAGAAGAGAATCTAAATTATATGAAATCTTTACTTCCTCATAGGTGGAACGAAGAAGGTCATGGAGAAAACTACAGGAAGATCCTCACAATACTTTCTAGATTCTACAACAACAGGATAAACGATGACAAGGATGATTTAGACGCAACAAATATAGAAATGGCTACAGGGAAACAACTTGACAACCTAGCTTTGAACTATGCAGAGAGAAGAAATACTGGAGAATTAGATGAAGATTTTAGAGAAAGGGTTAAGGTTAGTGTTGTTAGTAAAAAATATAATTCAACTATACCAAGTATAATAAGTATAATAAGATATGTTACAGGATCTAATGATATAAAAGTTAAAGAAAACTTTTTAGGAGAACCATCTAATATATATCTTGTAGGTGGAAATAGTTCTGTTGAAATGGTTAATGTTATAAAATATATTTCTAATTTACTTCCAGCCGGTGTTAGAATAACAGTTTCTTTATTAACTACTGAAACTTGGGGTAGTCTTAAAACTGACTACGCTAGTTGGCAATTATTAAAAGATAACCAAAGTATAATATGGTAAATTATAGGAGGAGTAATTAATGAGAGATACGGCGGTACACTCTTGGAGTTTGATGGAATATGCAGATTCCGTAGATATAAATAAAATAAATGAAGTTTTTGATGATATAGATTTAAAAATATATCAAACTGATTTTTTTACAACTGGTTTAGAGGTTAACGATATAATCCTAACAAGGGCATCAAAAACAAAACAAAATAATTCTTATTATGTTGGAATGAGAGCGGTATTTATAGCGTCTACTACAAATACAGGTCAAATGACAGCAAATGTTGATGGTCTTGGCTCTGTTATTATAGAAGACACTTCATCTGCTGGGTCTATTATTTCTGGAAATTGTTACACGATTGTTTATGATGGAGTAAATTTTAAAATAGAATCTTTTGGAGAATTATCTTCTATTAGAGAATTAGAAGATGGAATATCAAATTTAGAAGTAGAAAAAGAGCCGGTTATAATAAAGAACACAGGATTCAATAAAAATAAAAGTAATTCTGTAGCTTCAACTAGTTCAGATACTTTAGCTACATCTTTAGCCGTAAAAACAGCTTATGATAAAGGGGTGGAGGCTAAGAATATTGCTGATGGAAAGGAGCCGGTATTTGTAAAGAATAGTGGGTTTAATAAAAATAAATCAGACAGTTATAGTTTGAATGATAGTAATGTCTTGGCAACATCCAAAGCTTTAAAGGATGGTCTTGCAACAACTTTTAAAACTTCTGACTGTTACTATGGTATAGGGGATTACTGGATAACGGAGAGTACAACAAACCCTGCTACAAAATGGGTTGGGACTACATGGACTAAAGTAGAAGGTAGAGTGCTATTAGGAACTTCTAGTGAGTATGCATTGGGAACACAAGGTGGGAAATCAAGCATATCTTTAGCACTAGCTAACATGGCTTCACATTCTCATGGCTTTAGTGGAACTACGAATACCACTGGTAATCACTATCATCAAGGTGGGAATCATAGACATTTAGTTGATAATCACGCTCATACACAACCAGGTCATACTCATAATTCGGGTATAGGTTCTACTGCGGGTAGCACAACATATTATAGAGATGCTAATTCACTTACAGGGCACGATAGAAGTCCTAATTATGGTAAAGGCTTTATAAGCACATCAGGTGGGGATAATACTGGTAGTGCATCTCCATATACAAATTATCAAAACCCAAACACTTCTACAACAGGAAATCATAATCATACAATCTCTGGAACTACAGGAAGCAGTGGTAGTGGATCTGCATTTAATATCATGAACCCATACAGAGTAGTAAATATTTGGAGGAGGACAGCATAATGAATTATATTTATTTAGATATAGAAAAGGCAAAACTAGGCTCAGCTTTAGTCTATGAAGTCAGAGATGAAGCTAGAGAAGATTATGAAACATACTTTGAGGGTAAAGCTTTAGAATTTGTAGGGGATGATCTACCTCATTTCATTACTTATGATGAAGATACAAATACAATATCAGAATCAACGGAAGAGGAAAAATATGCAAATGGTTTTAGGACTTTAGCTGATAACGAAGTTATAATTGATGATGTTATAACTTCTTATGACGCAGACACACAGCATGTATTAGATGGAGTTATAACAGACAAAGATAGAGCTTATTATATATTAGAGGGTACTATAACACTAGAAACAGAAAAAGCAAAAGCTAGAACACAAAGAACATCAGATTTTGAAGCATTAGACTTATATGACAAGGCAGTTCTCAGGGGAGATGTGGAAGAGAATGCGGAGATGAAAGCTGAGAGAGATATATTTAGGTCTGCATGGCTTAGTCTGCCAAATAGCTACAGTGATATTTCTGTAGAGATTGAAACTTTGTATCCAGATATGCCTGAAGCTATAAAGTATTTTGTATAGGGGGGGAATATAAAAAGAGTTGTATTGGTTCCTGGACATTCGTTTGTTGATCCTGGAGCAGTAAATGGAAGATTGAATCTAAAAGAATATGACTGCGTATTAGAAATGACCTTAGAGCTTTTTAAAGACGATGACTGGAAAGATATAGATATTGTTTTGAAAGGAAGAAACACGTATGGAACTCTTCCTGAAGAAATTAACTCGTTGAATGCGGATTATGTAATTGAGTTGCATTTGAATGCTGCAGATGGAAAGGCTCAGGGCACTGAGGTTCTTTACTGCGAATCCTCCAAGACTGGAAAGGAGATGGCTGGGATTATACAGAGTAAGCTTGTAAAGTACCTTAAGTATCCTGATAGAGGAATTAAAGCAATAGCAGTGGCTGATCTAAAAGTTAAACTAGCCACACTCAAGTATACAAAGCAAGAATCTCTAGTAATAACAAAGGCTAATGTTGACAACCTTACAGCTTCATATAACTACCTCATGCTAAAGGAATCTATAGAATCCTATGAGGAAGGATTGGGTGTGAGATGGAAAAATCTAGATGGCTCTAGAGTTGATATAACGGATGATATTCTAGCGGAACTAGAAAGCATAAGAACTCAGACACGGACACATTATCAAGCCTGTTTCAATGCTCAAGAAGATATAGAAGCTTATATAGACACATTGACAGACTCAGAACTTCAAGAAGTAGTTATATCAGATTTATGGGAACAATACTATAAAGATTGGATGGACAGGCTCAGAATTGAGAGCTGAAGTGGATGCCACCAACATGGGGAAAATATACACGGAACACAATAAACCGACTCCAGCGGAGATAGGAGCTATTGGCGATGCAGGTCATTCTATGGGTACATCATCCTATCAAAAACTATCAACTGGATTAATTATACAACGGGGAGCAATTTCATGTCCAAGTGGGTCAACGACCACACCTACTATAACATTTCCTCTGGCGTTTTCATCTACGAACTACACAGTTGTTTACACGATTTCTAACTCTGATTATCACAGTTATGATGGGTTTTCATATGGGGTAAGTAGTATGACTAAGGGTAGTTGTAAACTAGTGAACGATTTTAACAGTAATACAAAAACGCTGTATTGGACAGCAATAGGATATTAAATAGGAGGTAGATATTTTGAAGTATTTTAAAATTGAAGATAATCAAATCTGTGGTTTTTACGATTCTGAGATCCACGAGATAACAGATGGTATGGTTGAAATAACAGATGAAGAATGGAAGGAACTGCTTGAAAAACAAAGTGAAGGATATGTTTTGACCTGTAAAGATAACATCCCGTTCCCTCAAAAGTTAGGTTTAGGAGAATACTGGAACGGTATAGAAATTTTAAGTGACAAAACACCAATAAAAGAAAAACTCTTAAAAGAAATAACAGATTACAGAGATACTTTAAGAGAAGCAAGCACAATAAATTTTAATGGACACGCTCAAAGGTACAGAAAAAGCGACCTTTCAGATATTGACTATTATCAAGCGAGATTGCAGAAAGCTCAAGACAAGGCACAAGCGGCTGAAAACGCACTAGCTATAGAAGAAGGAAGATCTCCAGAGGAAATAACGTTAACAATGACTTGGTATTTCTACGGTGGAACAACTGCCGCATTGAGTGTTGATGACTTTGACAAATTGTTAAGTTTTACAGATTATTCTATAAAAGAATTATATAGAAAAGAATTTATATTAAAAAAAATATAAAAGCATTGAATGATGCATATGAATTAGAAAACTTTGATATAAATGAAAATTGGATAAACTTGCAATAAAAAATGTTTTTTATGAGGTGATTTTGTGAAAGATGTTCTTTTAAATAAGATAAGTAAAAATTTGTGGGAAGTTGCTGAAGATTATTATTACATGGAAACTTTTTTAGAAAAAAGCTTTAAAACAGATGGAGCTTCTACACCTAAATGGATTAAATGTGCTTATCCTTCTGTAGGAAGAAAGTACACTACTCCGTCTGTTCTGCATGACAAGTGGTATTTTTTAAGAATACCTAGAAAAATAGCTGACTTGAGATTCTATAAAGCTTGCAGGAAGTTTGGAGTTAGTAAAGAAACATCTAGAATATTTTATATAGCTGTTAGAAAATTTGGTTGGTTCAGTTACTGGAAGAAAAGAAAATGAATATAGTCGGTGGGGTGAATATGCAGGATTACAGTTACAATTTTAAAAAATATGGAGCAGTTTGGATAACTGTCGGTATATTACTTTCTTTTATAGCTTTTTTTATTATAAAAACTACCAAACAAAATGAGACTCTTTTGGTAGCAAGAATAGAATCTATAAATAAAATGGACACAATAATAAATAATCACGAAACAAGGGTTTCTTTATTAGAGTTCAAAACTTCTGAATTGAGAAGCAAGGTTATAAAATTAGAAAATTTTAATAAAAACAATGAATAACGGAGGTAAGAAAATGTATGGATTGTTAAAAAATGGAGAATTAAAATTATATAATAAAATCCCTAATGTTTATAAATTGATAGATGGTAGGACTGTAACAAATTATAATCTTTTACCAGAAGATGAACTAAAATTAGAAGGTTGAATGAATGTCATAGAGCACAAACCAAACTTTGATTTAGAAACCCAACAACTAGAAATATCTACCAAAGAAATAGTGAATGGTGAAATAGTAGTAACATATGTAGCAGTTGATAAATCAATACTAGAATATGAAGAAACCGTGTAGACCTTAAATTAAAAAGGAGGTAAAAATGTACGGAATATTTGAAGACAGAGATATAAATTTATACAATGGAATGCCTAAAATTTTTAAAAATGTAGAAGGAAAAACTATAACAAATTATAACATTTCTACATTAAAAGAGTTTGAACTATACGGATTGCTTGAAGTTGTAGAAGTTAAACCAGAATACAAAAGTGAAGTTGAGTTTTTAAAAATAGATTACAAAGAAATTAAAGATGGAAAAGTGTATGTTTATTATGAAAAAAACGACATAATTTCTGAGGAGGTTTTTATAAATGACTAAAGAAGGAGTGGATATGTTGAGTATCCATGAAGGATACAGGAGATTTCCTTATAAAGACACTAAAGGCATTTTAACTATAGGTATAGGTTTCAATCTTGACGAAGTAGGTTTATCAGAAGAAGAGTCTAAAGTTATATTAAAAATGAGAACCGACAAGATTGGAAAAGAATTAAATAAATATTCTTGGTATTCTGGATTGAACGAAGTAAGAAAAGATGTAATCTGTAATATGGTTTATAACATGGGGATAGGAAGAGTTTTGAAATTTAAAGGAATGATAAGGTCTATAATATTGAAGGATTTTGAAATGGCTTCTAAAGAAATGTTATATAAAGATGGAAAAGACCAAAGCAAAGGAAAGAGTCCTTATTACGAAGATGTAAAAGGGAGAGCATTAGAACTTGCAACGCTTATGGTTAAAGGTTGTTACTAAACAATTTTTAATTGGATGTAAAATATGCAAAGTAGTTTTAAGATTTTCACAGAGGAATTTGAAACAATGGAAATGCCTAATGGTCACATACAAATACACAATCTAAGTTCAACTGGAGTAATATAGGTTCATATAACACCTACAGATACAGAGCCAGACCCATTAGACAGAGGAGTAACTATAGAACCTAAAGAATTCCTTATACATGATTATGAGCCTAATTATTTTTTAATTTGCAGAGCTAGACACGGTAGTGTTAAAGCTACTGTAATAATTTAAAAGGAGGTTTGTATGTATATAATAAATAAGAATACAGGTTTAATAAAAAGCTATACTGAAAAAGGATTGGTTAATTGGTCTGAGTTAGCAAGAAGTTCAAATTAAATAAAGAGAGGTAATTTTATTGAGTTTAAATATAGCAGGAAACATAATTGGTGGAGTTAAAGATATAATAGATAAGACTTTAGATAAGATAGCAGGAGACAAGGCTTCTGAAGAGACTAGGTTAAAGTACGAGGATTTAAAAATGCAATTGTCTGCGGAGTTGGAGTTGAAAGGTGCCGACATAATAGCAGAAGAAACTAAATCGTTTAGAAGTTTCATACTAAAATACGAAGGCGGAGCAGAAGATGTACCTAAATTTATAGTGATTCTTAGAAGTGCTATAAGACCACTTATAACAATTTTCTTTTGTGCTTTGTATGGATATGGATTTATAATGCCAGAGAAATTCAATATAGAACAAATGTCTATGTTGAAACCTATGGTTTTATTGTGTCTTTTCTTTTGGTTCGGTGAGAAGGCTGTGTCTAGGTCTGGAATAGTAGATGTTTTAAAAGAAAAGATAAAGAGATAAAAATAGGGGCAGTCATAAGACTAGCCCCTTTTCTTTTTATATTATAAAATCACATTCGTCGCCGCTGTAATTACAATAACCATCAATAGTTCTGTTTTCACAAAACGTTTTAACTCTAGATAATTCTTGTATCTGTTTGTGGCTTTCTATATAAAGTTTTACTTTAGTTTCTTTTACAATTGATTCATCTTCATCTAAAATGCCTAAATAAATTTTCATTTTATCACACCTTGTAAGAATCCAGAACATTCGTTTAACATGTCTTCTTTAAATTCTTCAGTTACATCTTTAACTCTCATTTGTTTCAAACCTTTGTCGATCTTAAACTTTTTAAAAGTCTTATGTATTTTCCTATATTGTTTATCGTCAGCAAACTCTGTTCCAAAAACATTTTTAAACCAAGCAGTTTTTGTTCTAAAAACATAAAGAACCGGTATCTTTAAATAAGTCCTTTCAAAAATCCTACGTTGCCACATAGCATCGTTTATTGCATTTATATCTCCTTTAACATCTATAGCTATATCAAAATCATCTAAGTAAAAATCTATTATCCAACCGTACTCTTTAGAATATTCAGTTGAATCTAATAATTTGAAATACTTGTGAGGTGTAAATTTTATTCCTAATTTATCTAAATATTTTGCAAATTCTAATTCATCCGGAGAATCATAATTAACTCCATTGTATTGATTTGTAGTCCTAGCCATATTTCGTATTCCTCCTTTTTAATCTAAGTAATTAATTAATTCAGTAACCATTCCTGTTGTCGTTGAATAACCACAAGGAAACATCTCTGGACAATATCCACCACGATATACACATTCTTTTACACAAACACTATATAACTCTGGCTCTACTTCTTTAAGCAGTTCTAAGAACATTGACCAAGCTTCTCTCGTCTCCTTAGAAGCACACATACACAATCTCTTTCTTGAGATAGCAATTATAGCTTGAGCGTTAGCTGTGAACTGATAATCAACTAGAGAGCCTTGTGGTAGTTCATTTCTGTCTGTTCCAGTTCTATCTGTTCTTTGTGTTGTTACAAAATGTTCTATCATTTTTTGGACTAACTCTTTTTTGGCTCTGTTTCAACCAACCTTTGTTGGCTTACTCTACTCCCTCGGCACAGCCTGAGGTTTCGATAGTCTCTACATTCTCTCTGTAATGGATTCTTTTGTTGCTTTGTTGTTCTGATAATGTTAAGCATCTGACGTTTCCTTTTTCGTAGTTCCCAAAAGGATTTATTCTGTCAATAGATAGGTTTTTTAACTCTACCCCTTCTTCTAATCTAGCCACATACATACCGTAAACATAACAAATGAATTCTGTTGTATCTCTAAAGATTACTTCAACATCTTCATAAGCAACTTCTTTAGAACATCTACTTTTCATATTAGCAAATGTTCTTATTAGCTTTCTTATTAATTTTTTATCCCCAAACTTTATAACGTTTTTTATGGTGCAATGTTTGCTGTGTGTATTTTTAAATGTAAGTTTGAAATCTTTGTAAGCTACTTTTTCTCTGGTACATCCGCATACTAAACATTTAACATCTATATACACTCTGTCTTCTTTATATGCGTTGTATATTATGAAGTCTTCGTTTATTTTTCCGATAATATAATCTAAGAAGTTAGTGCAAGATTCATTGTGTTTTTCTATTCTTAAATTCCAAACTTCCTTTATAGAATTACATATTGTGCATTTAACAACATATGCACTTCTTCTGTTTTTAATTATTTTTTTAACAACAATATAATCTCCATACACAACTCCTATCAGAGAACTTCCTGTTTTCCTTTTTTTGCCTTCACAAAAACTTCCATGTATTAGGTTGCTAATATTAAAAACCCACTTTTCAACACCACAAACACTACACTTTATTAGATATTTAGTCCTTTTATTTACACGATTCTTTCCTGTTATTGCATAATCTCCTATTTTTTTACCTACGTAATTTCCTTTTTTAGATTCCATTTTTATACATCTCCTTAGAGTTTTTAGTATATTGAGATAACACGGGATTCTCTCGTTCCCCGTTAGCCGTTATTAAACAACCCCTTCTTTCGATTGAAGGTTAAGAGCCTTTTAGTTCGGCATAGAATTCACTTACCGAACTTATGTCTTACAAAATGTCCAACAACCCAATATGGTATATCATAAAATTTAGCAGTTATGTTTATATTTCTTATTGGAGAGTGTTCAGATCTCAATAATTTTCTCTTCCATTCTGAAGTAGGATACTTACCTCTATCTTTTCCTATAGTAGTCATTGTGGTTTCTTTAACCAACATCCATTTATCTGTATAATCTTTTATAAAACATCTCATTAATTATTACCTCCGTTAATAGCTTTCTCAGTCAAAATAGAATCCCATAATTTTCCAGTAAAAACCGCACTTCCTTCGTGATTTTTAAACAAAGATTTAGGAAACATATCGCCATAATTATTTATGAATTCATCTATGTCAGTATCTTTATTCAAAGTGAATACACAATATTCTCCGAATTTATTTTCTTTCATAAAATCACCTATCCTTTAAAATTATAAAGTGGTTTACAAACTCCTGTAATGATTATTGTATCTCCAAGATATTTCATTACCTCTTCTTTTGTTTTATAAGCCATAGGGGATTCATCTAATCTTTTTGAATCAATACAACTAGAGTAAACTCCATCCATTTCTTCTTTAAAAACATCCAAAGATAATTCTTTTTTAGCTTTACTTCTAGAATACAATCTTCCAGCTCCATGCGGTGCTGAATTATTCCATCCTGCATTACCTTTTCCTATCCCATATATAACTCCATCTTTCATGTTCAAAGGTATTGTTACATTTTCGCCCTCTTCAGAAGATATAGCTCCTTTTCTTATCACACCATCTTTTATATAATTATGTATTGTGTCATATATATATAGATCTTTTAAATTTTCTTTTCCTGTTAATATTTTTACTACCCTTTTAGTTATTTCTCTTCTATTTTCTTTTGCATACTTAACACATAACTCCATATCGCTCACATATTCTTTTAAATCTTCACCTTCTAAAAAACACAAATGCTTAGGAACTTTTATTTTATTATCTTCACAATATTTTATAGCTTTGTTTTGATGGTATGTTGCAATAGAATGTCCTAGTTTTCTAGAACCTGAATGTATATTCAATGTTATTCTATTTTCAGAATTATAATTTATTTCTATAAAGTGATTTCCTCCACCTAAAGTTCCTATTGAATTGAAAACATATTCACTTCCTATATCTATTTTTTTAAAAATATTATTGAATTTTATTTTAAATTCTTCACTAACTTTATTATTATAGTTAATATTAAAACCACAGGGTACTCGTTTTCTTATTTCTTCATCTATTGTTTTGAAATCTAATTCTGTTTTTATATCTATAAACGATGTAGTTATTCCACAACCTATATCAACACCTATCAAGTTTGGTATTATTTTGTCTTTATACTCAGAAGTAAAACCTACTACACAACCTTTTCCAGCGTGAACATCCGGCATAATTGATACTTTGCAATCTTTAAAAGACTCTTCGTTAGTTAACTCCAATATTTGAGAATAAGACTCTTTATCTATGTAGTCAGCTTTAACATCTGCAACAGTATACTTTCCTTTTATTTCAAACATTTAATACCTCCGTTTTTTTAATAATAAAACCTGTTATCTAAAAGAAAACAGGCATTGGCGTTATTTCATCACCTACAACGATTATCATTCCAGAAGGTTTGCAATCGTTAATCTTCAAAACTCTTTTTGCATATTCATCTGGATTAGCCATAGCACCGCTTATAGCAAATCTATTTTCTATTCTCGTGTGGTGATAGTGACCTAAAATTGTATAATCTATTTTTAATCCTTTCTCTTCCCAATACATCAACCTCATTTTTGATATATCATCCCTTAAAGAATTTTGTCTAAAGAAGTATCCGTGTGTAACTAAAAAGTTTTTATTTTTTATAACAATAACATTGCTAAGATCATTGCCTTCTCCTACAACATTAACATCTGGATCAGAGTCATAACAAGCTTTTATCATTTGGAATATCATAGTGTCTAGATTGTCCCACCCTAAACTATCCTTTGCAGAAAAATCTTTTGTCATTCTAGATTCGTTTCCTGGAACAGAATAAACTCTTACGGAAGCATAGTTTGACAGTTCGTCTATAAACTTTTTTATACACATAAAAGCTTCATAAACAGCCTTTCCTCTAGACATATCGAAGGAATGTAGTTTATCCATATGATAATCCAAATTAACTAGATCACCTAATAAAAATAAATTTATTCTGGCTACATCATTTCTATATATTTGTTCTTTTATTTTATTAAGGTAAGAAGATATATTACACTTAACGTCATCTGTACCTATTCCGAAATGGCAATCACCTAAAGTTATTATAATTTCTTCAGTACCTTTATATTCTTTTTTCTTTTTCAAATCAAAATCAGAACCAAACTCTTCTGATATCCCTTTAAGAAGCTCTTCGAAGTTGTTGAAGAACCTAGTTTCATCTCTTATTTTCCTTCTTTGTAAATTTACAAGATCACGCTCTATTATTTTTCCTTTATATTGCTCTTCTTTAAAATTCAGAAAAGCATTGACTTTATCTAAAGTGCTTTTACTTACATCTAATCCTAAATCAAAATTATTTAAAGTCCTGTAAGAAATATTTATATTTTTGTAATAAAAAAGATTTGATAAAGTTCTATAAGAAGTCACATTGTTTTCTTTCATATATTTTCTAATTTTTTCTCTAGTATATTCCAATTTGTTACCTCCGAATTTTTTTATTTTATTTCTTCAAGATCATCTAAATTAATTTCTAAAGCTTCATCATTAAAAGCTTGTACACATTGTTCTGAGTACCTACATGTTTGCATACAAAACTGTCCCGGAAAGCTTATACACTTTCTTAATGCATTTATAAATCCTCCTTCTCTTAATAACTTGTTTAAATGTTTTTCTCTTTCTAATAAAGGTTTTATTCTCTCTGAAAATTCATCCATCTGTCTTTCTGTTCTATTGGTTACAGCCATAACTATCAAAGGATTGTCATTTTCTTCTAACCATTTACAGAACGTTTGAACCTTTTCCGGAGAATCCTCTAACTTTCCATATATGTCATAGACTGCATTTAGATACTTTCCATAAGAACAACTTTGTGTCTTTGCTACAGATAAATCTCCACTTTTTGTTACTACAGGTTCTCCATCTTTCTTTTTTGCGTTAGATATCCAAAGTATTCCGTCTATTTCAAAAGATTTTTCTATCTCAATAGGATCTCCTTCGTCTTCGTATCCAGCATTCAATTTGAAGCTGTCACACTTCCTGTAAGCGTCTAGGTAAGATGTAAGTTGTGAATCTATACCTACATGACTATAAGCTATCCTAGAAGCTGTTTTAAGCTCTAGCAAATAGTACTTATCACCCATCTTAGCTAAACCATCAATATATCCTATATAAGGCTCTCCGTCTAAATTCATTTCAAATTTTATTTCGTTTTGTATTATTTCTATATCATTAGACTTTATAAATTTTTTAAATCTAGTAACCATTTCTAATAATAAAGGTATCATTCCGTGCAATTCAAATTCTTTCAAAACTTCTATACCTTTGTCTATTCCTAATTCTATAGAACTATGATAAGCTTTTCCAAAAATAAGAGCTTTACTGTCTTCTTTAGTATCTCTAAATTGTTTATTTAAAATGTATTCTCTTTCACATCTGTGCAATCTAGATAATGAACTGTAAGAACTCATATTATATCAACTCCTTTTTTCCAGTAGATCCAACTCCACCTATTCTTGTCCCCTTAACTTCTTCTTCGTCTGGAATAAGGAAGTTTATAAATATACCTTGAACAACTCTTTCTCCTTCAGAAAGATATACAGTATCTTCTCCGAAGTTATGCAATGCAATACCTATATTTCCATCATTATCTGGATTAGAATAATAATCAGAATCTATTATACCAGTTCCGTTAGGCAATCTTAGTTTCTTTTTAATCCCTACAGAGCTCCTTACGTATATTTTAAGAACTTCGTTTTCTCCCATGTACGCTTTTACATCTGACATTGTTACAACAGTTTCTCCAGGTTTTATTATTAAACTTTCTTTTATCCTGAAGTCTGCACCAGCAGAACCTTTTGTCGATCTTGATGGAACTATAGTTGGCTCTGAGTGGCACTTGTTATACATATTAACTTCTTCAAATCCTCTTATTTTTTTATTCATAAACTTCCCCTTTTTTATTTATATTCTATTCCTTCTTTTTCACAATGCAACTCTACGAATTCAAATTCTTCGTCTGTTAAATCACTATCAAAAGCATTCATTAATATTTCTTTTTTAAGGCTTTTTCTTACGCTTTTGATTCCTGTTACATCCATACCTATCCTTTCTGCAAAAGCTTTGTATTCTTTTCCTCCCCAATAAGTATAAATATTTGGCGAAGTAGAAATTCTGAATTGTTTATCTGTAAGAATTAAATCTTTTTCTAAATCAATCCCTTCTTTTTCTATACACTTCATCATTATACCTTTTTGTATTTTGTTCCAATCATTCTTCATTAGTTCTCTATAAATAAGTTCTCTTCTTTGTTCTGTATTAGACAACAACATTGATATGTCTAAATCAGTATGTTTATTAGCTAACCATAACAAATCTTTATAATCCCAATATTCGTAAACGCTAGGAGATCCTTCTAACATAAATTGATTTTGAGTTAACTTTATAGAACTCTTGCCTTCATTTAATTTTTCAAGTTCCTCTTCTTTTTTTCTAGCTATAAGGTTTTTATTTATATCTTGTATAACCGGGTCATTCCAAGGATATTCTTCGCTTTCAGATTTATAAATCAAATCCTCTTCTTTTATAATATCTAACATACAACCTCCTTAAAACAAATCATCCATATCTATAGTGAACTCTTCTTCTGTATCAACAACTTCATTTTTTTCAACTATTGTTTCTTTTTGCACTTCTTCTTGTTTCTTAACAAACTCTTTCTTATAGTCTATAAGCTCCATAGCTTTAACAAGAAAGTCGTAACTAGTTTTTCCATTATATTCTCTAGGTTCTACATTCCAATCTTTTATAAAAACTCTACTACCAGAACTCGAGTTCTTTGATATAAAATCAGCAGTACCACCAAATATAGTAACCCAAAAAAACTCAGAGTCATCCGTTCCTTTGAAATAATCTTTCTTCACAACTATGCAACCTTTTGAATATTTACTTCCATTTCCATAAGTTTTTAAAACAAATGGTTTAACTATTCTAGCTATCGTAGGCATTAACTTCATATCAATCAACCTCCAAACTACCAAGAAGCCATTCTAATAATTCTATATTAGAAATGCAAACAACTCTTACAGCTATATTATCGCTCGATTTCAATTTGTCCTCGTTTTCTTTTATCTTGTCTTTTATTTCTTTTACTGTAATCATTTTACCTCCATATTATAACGTGTTGTAATAGCATTTATACATCACCTTTTTAAACTAAATAAAGTGGGGAATGTATCGCAGACAATAGTTCAAATCCCATCCAAAATTATTTGTAAATCTACATTATCTATAGCGTTCATCTTCCTAGCTTTATCAAGCCTATCCATGACAAACAATATCTTTCCAAAATCTTCATCTGAACAATCAACAACACTACAACCGCTTTTTATAATAAATTCATTTTCCTTAAAATAAAAAGTCTTATCTTCTTTGAGTTTTTTAATATCCATATCTTTTATTTTTTTCAATGTTTCGTTGCACAAGATTAAGAATTTTCTTTTTTTAGACAATACATCCACCTCCTTTTTTTATTTATTTATATTTTTTATAATGTTTTCTTTTATTATTTTTTCTATAGTTTTATAATCTATAATGTTTTTTTCGAAACTACAAAACTTTAACAAATGTTCTGCAAACTTAATACAGATATTTGCTTCATTCTCTGCTTCTTCAGGGCTCATTAGTTTTCCAAAAAACTTCCCATTCCTTTTCATGTTCATCATAAAAGCTATATCATATTTATCTTCGTAAACTACATATTGTCTTTTAGTTATAACTGTTTCCATAGTTAATCTATCTACCATTGATTCGACTATATCATACAATCTAAATATATGATGTAATTGCTTAGGATCGAATCCAAACTTATCTATGTATTCAGCTCTACTTGGATATCTCTTCAGCAATGCCTTTCTCTTTTCCAACATCATACCTTTCAAAGCTTTAGGGTTACTTACACAGTCTTTAAATATACTAAGATCTCCTATCATATAACGACTATTCACCATCTCTATCCAAGAATGATTTCCTTTTTCCAGCAATTTTGAGAATGTGTAAATATCATTTATTAATAATTCACCTTCATCAAACTTATATTTTTTTGAAAACTTTTCTCCTTTTATTAATTGCTCTAGAGTAGGCAATATTATTGCTGTTGCGTCAACATCACTTTCTTCATCTGCTAAGTTATAATTCTGACTACCTTTTAATGTTACAGCGTAAACATCAAATCCTTTATCTTCTAAGAATTTTTTATACTTTTCAAGAACTGGCATTATCTCTTCTCTGTATACAAACATATTTACCTCCTAAAGTAAATCTTCTAATTCGTCTATATCGAATTCATAATTGTCGTCATTATCCCAATTTATATTTTTATTCAATTCATCATCTTTATTCCAAACCGAATACAGTCTTCTTGAGTGCTTATCATAACCAAACATTGCGTCCTCAAAAGTCTCTCCAGAACCCCTGTTTTTAACTAAATAAGCTATTAAAGATAGATTATTTTCTATTTCATCTTCCTTAATTCTTATAACTTCGTTATCCACTTTCTTAGCTTGCAGAGATTGTCTGACTTCCCACTTCTTCCTAGCTCTTTCGTGGTCTCTAGCTCTCATAAGCATAAGTACATTGGAAGCTAAGTTGACTAAAGTAGCAGAACCTCTTACGTCATATAATTGTAACCTCTCGAAGTTACGAACGTTTCCATTCTTATCTAGAAAATTAGCTTCTGGTCTAGCCATATTCTTTGTTGGATGACAGAATAAATACACATGAACTCCATTCTTTCTCATAAAATCAGCCAAATCTTTAGCAAACTCTTCTTCAAGTTCATACTTATTACTTATTCCTTTTTTTTCTAAACCAAGTATAGACATATTATCCAAGAAGAAATATTTAACACCAAATCTTTTATGTAACATTTCCATCTTTCTTATCATTTTGAACCCCTCTACATTAGCTCCTTCTTGAACAAATAACCTGTTCTTTACATATCTATCTATCTTTTTTTCAGCGTCTTCTTTTATTTTAGTTATTATATCTCCGGGTCTGAAAGGGTGCGGTTCTGTTTCTACAGCTTGAGATCCACCTATAGTTGCATATATCCAAGATTTCAACATACTGTCGCTTAACTCTCCAGACCAAACAAAACACCTTTCTCCTTGATCAAGCAAGTTTGTAACCATATTTGAAAGCAATGTAGTCTTACCGGCACCAGCTCCAGCAGTTACCAAAGTAACTTCTCCAAGCCTAGTACCGCCGAATATAAAATCAAGAGAAGGCATTCCACAAGAATGTAATTGAGAAGAAAAGCTTCCGCTAGCACAAGTGTTTTCTAAAGACACTATACCTTCTACAGGAACTTCTTTAGGTTCTTTAACTGTTCCAAACAACCTCTTTGCGTCATTTTTATAACAATCATTTATGTCGTTATATTCTCCCAATTCTAATGTATATAAAGTAGCAAAATCCAATCTCTTTTTAACTTCTACAATAGCTTTTCTTCCGGCTTCATCATTATCATAACACAAAACTATTTCTGAAAACTTAGATAACAAATTCCAATCATTGGAAATCCAATCTAAAGATGATGTACCGTTCGGAACAGATACAACATTTTTTATTCCCATCTCTAGTAATGTTAATGCGTCTATCCTACCTTCTGTTATATATAATCTGTGGTCTTTTGTCTCTACATTTTCTCTGTTCCATAAGTAAGGTTTAGAACCCGGTTCCATAAATATTCTTTTATCTATTGTTCTGTAGTTCATTGATAATATTTTTTGCGCTTTAGGATCTCTAGTAGGAAAAGCTAATGCATTGTATCTTTTAGAATAAAGTACTTTTACATTTGTCATTGTTTCTAAAGATATACCTCTTCCTTCCATATATTCTATAAGACCTTTGTCTGCTGAACTTATAGGTGCGAAATCACTTATCTTTATTTGAACTCCCTCTTTATTTAGAACCTTTTCTTTTTTAACTTCTCTAATGTCGACTTTAGTTCCTATATCTAATTTATCTATCAACTTATTTATATTTCCGGATTCTAAACAACTACCTCTTTTGCAACCCCATAAACCTGTATTACTATTCAAATAAAATTTATGTTTTTTATCTTTACAATAAGGACATTCTCCGTTATATTCATTTCCTTTTAATGTTAAATTCAATTTATCACTAACTTTAATTATAGCTTCTTTTAATTCCATAAACACCCCTTGTATTTTGTTGTGTATTCTTTTTTATCACACAAAAACAACTCTACCTTTAAACAATTCGTTTTCATCAGTTTTTATTTTATCAATCTTTTTAACTTCTCCTTTATAATATTTTCCTCCTTCTAGGAATTCTCCTATATTCTTCATTATCCAACTTAGATCACACCATCTTTCTTCAGCTTTAGAAGTTAACCAAGTTTGTTTTGAAGCGTATTCTATCCCTTCCTCTATACTTTCAACGCTAGTGCTTTCTAAAGCTTTAAGAATCGAATCAAGACGTATCTTTGTTAAACTTTTAACAGATGGCAAATCTTCGAATTGCCTGTAATGAGCCAAGATTCTCTTGACTTCATCACTTATTTCTACAGAAGTTGGAGCAGAACTTTTCTTTTCAACTACAACCATCTCTCTAGAATACAATTCAGATAGCTTATCTTTGTTAAATTCAAATTGTATTAATCCCCTATTCCAATTGCACCAAACAAATATTCCGCTTTCTTCTAAGTTATTGTATCCTTTTTTAACTTCGGAAGAATTGCAGAATATTATAGGGAAAACCTTTTGTGCTTCAGAAGAATTCGCTTTACTTTTTCCTATCAAATTATTGTTTATCAAATAGTCTATTAAGCACAAACCTTTTATATCTATATTCATATTCATAGCCCTTGATTGGATAATTCCATCCAAATACATTAATAATCACCTCTGTAAATATTCTTTAAATATTTCAATTCATCTACTACTTCAATTATGTCCAAAGCATTTTCTTCTGAATTAGAATAACTAAAATTTATAAAATTATTATCTAATCCATAACCATCACCAGAAGGGCTATAACTTGTAAAATGTTCTACCTCTTCATAATTTTCTTGTTTTATAATGTCCAATATTACTTCTATTTTCTTTATTACGAATTTTTTCAAATGCTCGTGTTGTTTTTTAGCCAAGCTTTCTGGAGTAGTTTTCATCAATTCCTCTAACTTCATCACAATTCGCCCCCTTCGTGAACTTTATAATAATGCTCTTCGAAATTATAAGAAGCCTTGAACCCATCTTTAAATATCCAAATATAACAGCTATCTTTAAATTCAGCTTCACACCTCAACCAGTAAGCTAATTCTTTAGAATATTCATCGAATCCAATCAATAGTGTAGGTTCAGAACAAAAATTACTCATTTCATTTTTATTAAATAACATATTATTACCTCCGTTTTATTCTTTATTAATAAAAGTAACAAAATATCTTTCTTCCATTTCATCTATAGTATATCTTTTATTGGAATAACTAAAAACTTCTACAAACTCTTCATCCTCGAAATCAAAAAATATATCTTCTGTACTTAATTCCTTTAAGAAATCAACAAACTCTTTTAGATTTTTTATCTTTCTTCTACAAATCATATCAATTATTTCTTTCCTATTTAAAGTCTTGCCACCTACATCGCAATATAATTCAAAGTCTTTATAATATATTACAGCTCCTTCTTTATCCTTATTTTCAACTTCATTGTTATACCCGATTACCTTTTCTATAATTTCAGAATCTTTCACAATTACCTCCTCATTTTGAATATAATTAAAAAACCATTTAAACAACTTTAGGGACAGCTTTCGCCATCCCTATTTTTTTTAATTAGAAATCAAATGGATCGTCTGAATCATCAAACGAAACATCATCTGTTTTATCAGGTTTTTTAAAACCTTCTTTTATTTTTACTGTACCAGTCATAGATGGAGCTTTAGGGTGCTTTGCGTTTCCGTTGTTAAATAAAACAACATCATATTCTACACCATCTATTTCTACTTGTCCAGAAAGAAATTCTGTGCCTTTTCCAGATGTTCTTTTCCACATAGAAAGTCTTCCATTGTTATCGAATTTTTTTGTCATATTATATTACCTCCATAAATTTAAAAAATAAAATTAAAATCCAAAATTACTTGTTATTTTTCTTATTTTCTTTTTCAAAAATATATTCCATCATTGAATTTGCAACAAATCCTAAAACTAATATACTCGTTATTGCTATTATACCTGACAAAATTACTAGAATGTACAACATTTCAAAAACCTCCTTCGTGTTTTTCTATATAATTTCCTTCTTTATCAATATTTTTTTCATCAAACAAAACTTCTTCTATTTTTACAACAAATATTTCTACTATAGTATGAATACCGTGTTCTCCGTACGGAATATAATCTATAATAGTTTCCAATTCTTCTTCTGTGAAATCATCATAATAAATGTTGTGTATAGTTTCAGATATATATTCTCCATTAGGAAAATTTTGAAGATATGCAGTTTTGTTTTCTACGTATCTTTTCTTCATACTTTTTAATAATCTGAAAATAAGTTATTCATCTTCTTTTTTTATATCTACTATGTTACATACATAATCTAAGTCGTTGCTGTCAGCTTTTATGAACAACTTCATTTAAGTGTCACTTCCTTTTTATTTTAAAAACAACTTTATCCAACATATCTTTTCTTATATTTATGAAAGAAAAGATTACAAAAATTATAGCAAAAACCAAACCAAAACATCCAAAAAGTAAAAATACCAAACTATAAAGAATATCATTTATAGTTATTTCTTCCTTTCCTTCATAAAAACAATATACAAATAAAATTGCGATACTTAAAATTCCACTAAAAATCCAAGTAAATAAAAGCATTAAAAATCACCATCCAATACAAAATCATTTATTTTATTATCTACCATTATTTTAGTTTTTTCTTTTCCGTTTTCTCTTTGATACATAGCTAATTCTTTCAAATTTTCTTTCCTAGTTTTTCCATCTCCAAGAAAGGAGAGGAGGTAAAGAACCTCCCTAGCCTTCATTAGTTCCACCCTTCTTTAGTTGCAATTAATTCCAACATTTGTGTAGTTACGAATTTAAAACTGTCTAAATCTTTTCCAGACTTTTTATTATAAGCGTCTAAATAAGCTTTCTTTTTAGATTCACTCAAAGTATCAGTTTTAGCTATTAGTTGCGTTCTTGTAAGTTTTTTAGATTCTTTTCCATGAGTATTTATCATATCCGGATCTGTTTTTCCATCGTCCATCATCAACATTAAACCATATAAATACTTAGTAGTGTATGTTATCATTGAGCCAGCAGATTGATATTCAACCATACCTTTTAACTTTTCAGATCTAGTGGTTACTGAAAAAGTTACTTTAGATCCATCTTCTGTATCATATACATCAAGATAACAAGTATAAACATCTGTGCAAGTTTGCGTCTCTTCTATATCGTCAGAACCTATAGTTTCTTTATATTGTTCTTTAGTCCCTATAATCTCTTTTGTATTTTCATCTATACTAGGAACTATCATTTTATTTATAACACTTCCATCAGATCTCTCTTTGTAATGTGATAAGTGTTCTCCTTTTAGAACCTCTTGTCTGTACACAGTAACTATGCCTAACTCGTTCATAAGCATTTTAGAAGCGTTATATATATCATCTATCTGGTAATATTTATAGTTACCAAACTTATTCTCTCCATCTTTAGTTACTCCAACTTTAGTTCTTAACTCAGCTATCTTTTTTAATATTCCAAATTTATCCATATTAATTTTACCTCCATTTTATCCAAAAAAGTGTTCAAACAATGCAACGATACAAACAAAAGAAATTGTAGGCAAATATATAGCCCAAAGTATATCTGTAACTATATTTAATTTATCTCTGAAGTTTTTAATCATAATCACCACCTTCAATTAATCGCATTTACTATAACCACAATTACAACTATAGCAACCGCCAATAGGATTGAGAACATCTCCGCATTCTGGACACGTGAACTTATTGTCCCTAATACGAACATCGAAATCAGAGTTATTATTTTTTTCTTTTCTTTTAACATCGACATAATCTCTTTCTTTTTTTGTATTTTCATTTTCATTCTCCTTTATAAAAGATTTTAAACTATTAACTATAGCAGTTGCACAATTTTTACCTTTTGCTAAATCATTACCTTTAGCTCTAGAACTTGTAAATGATGTGCAAGGCTGAGAACCAGAAAAGCTTTCAGCTAGATTATCCAAATCCCCACCAAGTTTTAAAAACTTAGACATAGATATAGCTAATGAATTTAAATTAGAATAACAACCTCCGTTTCCTACAGCTATCGTATAGAAATCAATTATATTCTCTCCATCATAACCTATCATAAGTCTTATAACTCCACAACCTATTTTTATTTCTTTTTTGTGATAAGTTATTTCTCTTTCTATAACTTTATCTTCTTCTGTAATATCGTTTAATATCCCTTCTAACGATCCATCTCTATAAATTGTTATACCATTAAGGTTTTTCTTCCAAGCTTCCTTATATATATCCATAACGTCTTCTAATGTAGTTTCTTTAGGCAAGTTTATAGTCGAAGATATAGATAAATCTACATAATCCTGCCACGCACTTTGAATTTCTATCCTATCTTTCCAATTTATATCATCACTTTCTATGCAGTAATCAGGAATAGCTTCGTCTATAACAAGTTCTTTTACAGACTTGTGAAAAACTTTATATTTGAAGTCTTCTCCATGTAAAGTCTTTGTTGTTCTTTCATAATAATTTCTAAATACAGGTTCTATCCCACCGGACAATCCTAACATAGTAGCTATTGATCCAGTAGGTGCTATAGATAAAAGACTTATATTTCTTAAACCATAGTCAAGAATATCTTGAGAATACATTTCTGAACCTATTTTCTTAGCAACTCTTTCTTTAACACGAATTCTAGCAGAAATGTTATCAAGGAACTCACAGCAACCATTTTCTTTAGCTAATTCTATGCTTTCTTCTAAAGCTTTTACGAACATAAGTTTAGCTATTTTTTGTGAAAGAACTTTAGATGTTACACTTCCATAAGTTATCCTACACTTTATAAACATATCTGCTAATCCCATTATACCTAGCCCTAGGTTTCTTTTTGTAATTACATTTTTTTGTTGTCCTTCTGTAGGTAATCTTTTAGTTCCATAATCTATAACGTTGTTTAAAGCTCTCACACCTATTTTAACTACAACAGAAAATCTATCGAAGTCGAACTCTCCGTCTTTTACAAAAGCACTCAGATTTATGCTACCGAGGTTACAGGCACTATCTTTATCACCGAAGAACTCTGAACAAGGGTTATTGCCAACTATCTTATATTCATCGTAACCTCCAAGCAAATGACTATTCAACATATTGTCCCAAAATAATATACCTGGTTCAGCAGAAGAATGTGCATTCTCCATAATCTTCTTGTATATCATAGGAGCGTCTACAAAATGTTCTATAACCTCTCCGGTATCTTCTACTATAAAATCTTTTTTATATCCAACGCCTTTAAAAACATATTCCATAAATTCATCAGTCACTATAACAGAAAGATTGGCAGATGTTACAGAAGTATCTCCAACCTTTTTTACATCTATGAAATCTATTATATCTGGATGTTCAACTGACATCATAGCCATGAGTGCTCCTCTTCTAGCACCTTGCGAAATAGTCTTCGTGAGTTGATTAAATAATTCTAAAAATCCAGAAAACCCATCAGACTTATAACCATTCTGTCCTATAACTTCAGAACCTTTTGGTCTTATCTTTGATAGATTTATTCCGCAACCTCCACCGGATTTATATGTTATAGCCATTTCTTTAAGCATTTCCATCATACCTAGAATGCTGTCTGGAACAAATCCCATAACAAAGCAGTTAGATGTTGTGTTTTTATTTCCTGTATTATAGTTTGCCAATGTTCTTCCAGCAAACAAAAATTCTTTCTTCTTTATAGCTTTTCTAAGTTCTATATCTCCATCACTTATTCTATTTAACCAACCTTCAAAATCTTCATCTTTCCACTTGTATTTCTTAGTCCAAATATCTATACCTAGCTTGTCTTCATCCAACCATTCTCTTATATTCAATATAATACCTCCGTATTTTTTGGTTACATATTATAACGTGTTTTAATTAGAATTATTCATCTTTTGCACAATTTATTTCTTCTTCAATAAATTTTTCTATATAAAACTCTAATTCTTCTTCTTTTTTTCTATTTTCTTTTTCTATTAATTTTTCAAACTTATTATCATCAAATTCTATTTTACGTCTTATCAATTCTTTTCTAAACTTATCATAATCATGTATATGGAAGGCATTATTTTCATAATCAAAATGACCTCCAAACTCGTTCAAAGCACCTTCGTGAGACTTCGATGTCGAAGACATAATAATAAACAAAGTTGTTATATTAAAAAAATTTCTTCTAAACATACTTTTTAAACAACCTTCCTTCTTCTAACAAAGAATAAACAACTTCTTTATGATCTTCTCTAGCTATACCAGAGCAGAATCCAACTTTAGCTATTATTTCTCTGCAATTGCAATCTCTTTTTTCATTCAAGAAATAACATCCGTTACACACATCTGCAACAGAAACTCCTTTACAAATAAAAGTATTTCCTTCAAATTCAAATATTTCTCCTATCTTTTTTATAACAATCACCCCTTTTTTATATTACATAAATCTATCTCCGCACTAAACTTGCTTACACGATCTCCACAAATGTCGCAATACCCCAAGTCTTCATATTCACCGATATTCTCTACAATATTCGAAAGTGTCGAAAACAAATCATAATCATCTAATGAGTCGATTATATTATGCAATATTTCTACCTTTTCTTCATTAGTATAATCAGAAAATTCTTTTCCATCTACTTCAAGACTATCTACAACACAACCGTTAACACTAACTATTTTCATTTTTCTCTCCTTTAATTACAAATTTATTGTTTTAAAATACTACACCCTTTGTCGACAATTGAAAACATCCAGTAACAACTATTCTTTTTATAAGTTGTACCGATAGAACTACCTCTGTGTAGATATTTATTTTGTTCATCAAATTTAACAAGCATTGCAAACTCATCTTCCATAAAAACTACAGTACCTTTTCCGAATCTATAATTTATAACTCTATCTCCTACTTCAAAAATATATAATCCATTACTTTTTTTCATAATTATTGCTCCTAATTGTTTATAAAGCTCTGACTTTATTTTATTTCAAATAATTTTTTTCTTAACTCTTGATTGCATTTTACTTTTACAATACTATTTTTATTGCACTTTTTTATATTACCATTTTTATATAAAACTTTAACACTATCACCATTTATACCTAGAAACAACCCATATTTAAGCGGATTGTCATCACTAGCATAAATCAGTTCTATCAAATCAAATTTTTGAATTACCATGTCACACTCTCCTTATAAATTCATTAATTGTTGCAAATTCCAAAATTTATTCAGTTTTTGTTAACCAACCACCACCAATGGCATTTTCAACATTAATCTCACTTCTACACTTCTCACAATATCCATTGTTTAATTTATATAGTTTATACGCTGTATAAATACTAACATAAGTTTTATGAAGGCAAAAAGGGCATTGGAAGCTATAATCTGTATTGATGGGTTCTTCGATACGATTGCCATGTTTATCTATTATGTAGTTTCTAAGGATATTATTTTTCTCTGCAAAATTCATCTCCTTCTGGAAATCTTTTACTGTCATATAGCCTCCACTCCTTATAAATTCCAAAATTTATTCAGATTTACTATAAATGTATTTATATTTTATTTTTCCACACCTACTACATTTCCAATAATAAACCCTGTGATATTTAGGCACATTATCACCGAGTTTACAATGCTTTTCCCAACATACATAGTATGGTTCATAATTGTGTATACAAAATAACGCACTTAAATAATTCATTCTCAACTCCTTCTATATTTTCAAAAACAAATTATTATTACTTTTAACAAAAACAAAATCCCTTTCGTCTTTTCTATCGCCAGAACTACAATCACCTAAATGGTTGTAAGAATCCATACAGTTACAAAAATCATTACTAAACTCACAACCAGCACAATCTAGTTTTTCTTCATAAATTTCATGCAAAATATAACATTCCCCATTGAACATTCTTTTTTCACCTAACACCATATTTTCTACTGATTTTCTTAATTCCTCTTTCAAAAATTCTTCTTTCATCGCACCTCCTTTTAAAAAGTCCTTTTGATTTTCTTTTTCCTACATAAACCCATTTGTTAAACTCCTTAGAAGCTCCTATATAATCTCCACTATTTAACTTTTTTAGCAATGTGCTTCTCTTTAACGATCCTGCACCGAGATTGTATGTAAAACTAACTAATGCGACATTTATACTTTTGTTTGTTTCAACAATAACCATTTCATCTACAATTTTTTTGTAATATTTCAAATCTTTTTCAAAAATTATATCTGCTTGTTTTACAGTTATTTTATCTCCTAACTTTACACCTTCTGTATGTCCATATCCTATAGTTAAAACACCTGCGTCATCATAATAAGCTTGTGTTCTTATTCCTTCAAATTTCTTTATTACATCAAAACTATCTTCTTCTTGAGAACAGGCTACAGAAAAAGCACACAAGAAAGTTATAAAAATTTTCTTAATTTTAATCGTAATCACTCTCCTTTTTTTATCCCTCTTCTATCTCATGCATAACTTCTGGAAAATATTTCTCTACGCTACAAGCAGAATACAATTTAGTTATTTCTAAAGCTTTTCCATATCCACATTCAACGGCAGAAAAATCTCCTCTAGGCATATATAATTCTTCAATAAAATAATTCTTCTTTTTTGTTACGTATAATGTATATTGATAAGAACCTTTACAAAATCTAGCAATCAACTCCGCAGTATCTGTATTATAACTCTTGTTTCCTAATATATACCTCATAAAAAACCTCTATAAAATTATTTTAGGGGTCAATTAAGACCCCTATTTAATAAACTATTTAGTTGTTAGTTTGTCATTTATATCCATTAGATATTTCAATCATACAGCATTCATAGGGCTTGATCCATTAGAATCATTTCCCGAGATAACTATTCCTGGAACATTAGCTTTAGATAATTCTTTAGCTACTCCTATTTTAGTTTTCATACTATTTTTAAGGGCTATAAAGCCATTTTTTCTCACTATTTTTTAAGAAATATTTCTTTCAAAAATCTTTCTTCGAATTCTTTTTCAGTTTCGCTATATCCGTCGACAATATCACTAACAGTCATAACTTGGAAAATGACTACATTTATTGCGTTTTTAATTTTTCCTAAATAATGTTCTATACATCTTTTTTCAATACTACCTTCAAGTTTATTTAAATGTAATTTTGTAACATTAAAAACATCACAAAGTTCTTCTATACAATCTATATAATAAGACCTGTCAAGATGTCTGTTTCCGTATTTCTTTCCGAAATGATCCAACCTAGAACTACATAATTTTTCGAATTCTTCAATAGTTAAAGGATTTATGTCAACTTTTTTAATCTCTTCTATTTCAAACTTTTTTTCAAAGAAATCGTTAGCAAATCTAAACTTAAATTTATCAAAACCTTTTCTTTTTATTTCAGTAAAGTTTTCAGAAATTATATCAACCTCTTTTCCATGGAAATTTTCCATAAAATACAAATAATCTTTAACACCGTTATATTCATTAAATGGTATAAAAACACTAAAAACATTAACATTTGTAACGTCTTTTAATTTTATTATAGCTCTCATTTTATAATTTCTCCTTTTTGTTAAAAATAATATATTCGCCTTCAAACGAAAATTCCATTCCAAATTCCTTGCAACAAGGTTCTAAAACCAAGTCGAAAAACAGATCTTCTACACCTAAACAGTTTTTTAACTCTTCATAACTCACCTTACCTTTATTATTATTATTTCTACAAACTCTACTTTCGAAAACCATTTTGAGTTTATCTCTTTTTGATATTATTATTTCTTTATTCATTAAGCACCCCTTCGATACAAATTATTTTTCCTTACATATTATAACGTGTTTTAAAGGGGTTTTATCATCACTTTACAACATTTCTTCTTTTATTTTTTTTAACATTCTATACTTTCTCTGGTGGCAATTTCTTATTGTAAGATCATACTTAAATGCCGTTGCTACAGCTCCTAATTCGTAATAATCTTTTAAAAAACTAACACTTTCTTTATCTGCTATACCTTCGAATATATCTTCTTCTAGTATTTCATCTTCCCAACTTTCTGCAATTTCATTCTTTTCTTCTTGTGCTATGTGTAAGTATCTATCATCCCTTATCTTTCTTTCTAAGTCTTTTGGGCTAGATATAGGGACACCGAATTTATTCATTTTTCCTACTGGATTTCTAGTATTTCTAAAGAATATATTATGAGCGTCAAAACTTTTTTTTCTCATTTCTTCTAAGTTTTCTTGGAATGCTATCCAAGATTGCTGAACTATATCTTCCATTTCTACATCGAGATTTACCTTTATCATATTGAATTTGTTCCAATTTATTTTTACCATTATTTGCCAAGCTACCAAAAGATCCTCCTCTTCATCTGAGAAGAGGTAGTCTTTATAGTTATCGGTGCAACATTCTGAAATTTCATACTTATTTTTATGAATAAATACTTTTGTCATTTTGTATCCCCCTTTTTTTAGAAGCAATTATAATCAATATAAGCTTGTTCAACACAATCAATACAACAATCCATTTTCCCTACCCTAACAACATCAGCGGGATGTACGAATTTACCACAACAAGAAACATAAACTTCGTCAAATTGATAGTCTTCGTGAGAATAATCTGTTCTATAAGTCTTTTTAGAATATCCAAAAAGTCCACTCATTCCTACGTTTTCAGGATCAGCAAGAGTGAACTCACCTTCTATTTCAGCCAATTTAATAACATATTTGTCTAATTCTTTAAAAAATTCTATATCCAAGAATTCATTAAATGAGTGTGGATTAAAATAACCGCAACTCAAATTAACACAAGGAATATATTCCATTAGATAATCAACATCAGTATACACTCCGGTATTTTCTTTATAACTCAGAGGTTCTAATACTTTCTGTACAGCTTCCGAAAGATCTTTATTGCAATAGCCATGATCACTACCTATTATATCGCTCCTACCCTTTCTATCAAATTCTATACCGCAACTTATTTCGTAATCAACTAATTCTCCGAAGAACACCATATCTCTTGAAAGTTCTTTTACACCTACACAACCAATTTCTTCATCAAGCGTAAATATGAAATTAATATCTTCTATATGGTTAAGTATAAGATTTACACCAGCCCTATCATCAGCTCCTAATATACCACCTCCTTTCCTTTTAAGCATTCCTTCTACCTCAACTATAGGAGTGTTCTCGTCAAGCTTACCACATACAGTATCAAGGTGTGAGATAAACACAGGTTTTCCTTTAAATCTAAAGCTCCAGAAATTACCGTATTTATCTCTTTTGTATTTTATATTCTTCGAATTTAAAACACCTTTAATGTATTCTATCAGACCATCTTGTGTTAATAAGTATAATTCATGTTTTATAGACATATTATTCATCTCCTGCTTCTTCCTCTTTTTTATCTTCAGCACAATCTTCACAGTAAATTTCTCCGTCAATTTCTTCAGAATTTTCAACATAGAAACTTTCTCCACACCCTTCACAAACCACAGAAGCTTCATCGAAACAATCTTCACAGTAAATTTCTCCGTCAATTTCTAAAGAATTTTCAACATAGAAACTTTCTCCACACCCTTCACAAACCACAGAAGCTTCATCGAAACAACATTCACACAAAGAATCTCCTTGTAGATTATGAAAATTTTCTACTAATTCGACTTCTCCACAATTATCGCAGAAAAATACATCGTATCTGTTTACATATCTATCTACACTTTCTACGTATACAAAAATGTCTTGCATACAATCTTCACAGTAAATTTCTCCGTCAATTTCATTGTATTCTCCTTCGTTTAATTCCTCGCCACATTCAGAACACCTTATACCTCCACTATAGTCACCTTCCGTTGAATCAAGTTCCAAACATTTTCCATAAGTAAGTGATTCTGAAACTGTTAAGAATTGGTTGTCAGTTCTTAAACCGCTAAGATATCTAAATGTATCGAGATAAGGATAGTTACAATAACCTCTTTTAACCATTTTCACTTTAGCTTCAGATCCATAAAGGCTTAAAACACAATCTTCATTCAAGTTATTGGATATTTTATCATGAGTGAACGTTTGTCTAGTCATGAAGTAATATCCTTTAGAAACAGCATAAGATTTAAACTTGCTTTCATCATTATGATCATTTGTATAAATTCTGTCCACCAGCTTTATAGTTTTTACTTCTCCGTTTATTTTCATCTCTACATCCCACAGTAAAGCTCTTCCTTTTACACTTCCACTTTTTGCGTCTAATAAAACTATCATTTCGCAATTATCCTCGTATATACCGAAATAATCATAGCAAGAATCATATCTCATGCAAGAATTTCCTAAAGTTCCGTCGAAATTATAATAAGAGTCTTTGTTATAAAGTTTAGTTATTTCACTACCGCTAACTTCTTTAAAGTCATCAAGAAAGTCTTTGTTAAGACACCCTAAAAGATTATCTATTTCGATTTGAGTTAAATTTTCAAAACCATTTTCATCTAAAATTCTGTTAATTACCTTTACAGGTTTAACCATATAAGAATATGATTCTCTTAGTTCGTTTTCAAAATAATTTCCTTCAAACTTATGTATTCTATTTCTAACATTATAAGACAACCTGTCTTTTCTTTCTACAGCTATAGAAAGGTGGAAAACTTTAGAGCTAAAGCAATTTTTTAATTTATAATACAACTCTGCTGTATTCATATTAAAGTCAAGCATTTTTTCTTTTAACTCTTCAGAGATATCTAATTTAGTTTTACCTTCATAACACTTTATAACTATCTCAGGAGCATACTCAGAAATAGATTTTATAAAAAATTCTTTGTCAGATATTCTTGTTATAACATTTTCGATTTCTTCATCACTTTGTTTTTCTAACATTTTACAATATTCTTCATAAGGTATCTTCACTTTAATTTCTTTATTTACAAGAAATTTTCCATCTTCGCTTTTTAAAAATCCAGATTCGTTTAATTCCTCTACGTTTTTGAAAGTAATTATATCTCCTACCATTATATTTTTCATACTTAATTCCTCCTAATTATTTTTTTATTTTTATTTGCTTTTTGCTTAATATTTCTTCGACTTCTTTAGACTTTATTTTATATACAGTTTCTTGCTCTTGTGAGCGTCTTATTTCCTTCCTAACGCATTTTAAAATAGAATACATATTAGAGTCACACCTCGAGATAATCTTGAACAGACGATATACATCCTTATGTATTCTCCTAGCTTTCAAACTTGATGATTCTGAATCTAAAAGCCATTTATTTAGCTCACCTCCATTTTCTCTAATGTGGTTTATATCAGAAAGAATTTCATTTCTCCTTTTCAATTCTTTAGCAGAATTATCGAATATATCCAATAACTCACATATCCTTTCTTCTAAATCTCGAACCAACATATTCATATTTTAACTTCCTCTTTTATTTTTTGTAAGTATTTTTTTAGCATTTTTATCTTATGGTCTTTGCACGGACTTTTGCAATCGTATACGCCTTCAACCTTATATTTACTTCTTATCCTCCAATTACTAGGACAAAGATAAAAATTGCCTAAAAGTGAAAAAATAATTTTTATCTCTATTTCTGAAAAATTTCTAAAAACTTTGTGAATCTTGCTATCTTCAATATACATACCATCTAGTGACTTTCTCAATTTACAGATATTGCATAAATTATCATAACATTCTTTTTTTAGTCCACTTTGTTCGCCTTCATAATACATAGAACAATCTTTAGTAAAGAAAAATACATAAGTAAGGTCAGATAAAAAATCATTTTCTTCATCTTCGATTATATCAATCAATTTTTCTAAACATTTTTCAATTTTTAACATATAATACTCCTTTTTTTGCAAAATAAAATATTTTTTAATTATTTTTGATGTACTAACACACGAAATAACACGTTATAATAGTGAGAGAGAGAATCGAACGAATACTTTTGACTCTCTCTCACTTAAAAAAATCTTTAACAACTGTTTTACGACTTCGTAGAATCGTATAACAGAGAATGTTTATTATAAACATAATTGAGCTTTCAGCTCTCTACTCGATTTGTAAACAAATTTTCGTAGTTGTTTAAACAATTTTTATATTCTGGTTATAATTTAATAAACAATCCATTCTCGACTTTAACTAAATCCCATTCTCTATATGAATTATCTAAGCCATTGTCCCACATAACGTCTATACAAGCACTATCTATATATGTTACTGTTCCTATAACAGACTTATCTGGGTTGTCATCACCAAATCCGTAATAATAGCTATCTGGGTCTATATGAACCCTATCATTAATTCTTAGTTTACTCATAATTTCAAAAATAATCCTCCCTCCTTTCTTATATCATCAAGACGGTAACAGTTTTCCATGCCATTATCCCATAATACATTGTAGCAATAATATGACCTTTCTTCAGGATAATTGGAGTTAACTCCAATTATAGTACCAGAAACATCTTCGCTAGGATTGTTAACTCCTTGATTGTAATGCATACTACTTCTTTCAATAACAACTCTTTCGCCTTTTTTTAGGAATTCATTCACCTTTTAACACCTCCCAAAGTTCTTTATAGGTCATTTTAGTAGACTCCTTAATAAATACTACTGCCAAAACAACTATGCAAATTAGCGAAATACCATTCATTATAAAGCACCTTCCTTATTTAAAATTTTAGCTATTTCTTTCGAAACAGGTTTGTCTAATATATCAGAAATTAAATCTCTGTATGTTGGATTCGACAATAATTCAAAGCCAAACTCTTTTATATATTCATAACACAATTCAAAATTTTCATTTTCTTCTCCTAATTTAAAGTTTAAAAAATTCTGCTTTTTAAAACTAACTTTTACTACGTATTCCCTGTACTCATAAATTACTTTTGCAGAGTAAAATCCATTAATCTTTTCGAAACCATTAGCTATAAACAACTTTTCTTTATAACTCATATTCTTCCTCCCAAAGTTCCAACTTTTCTGTGTATTTAAATTCTTCCACAAGAGATTTAGGGTATCCGCTATTATCATAAGTAATAAAATCTAAATAATTTTTGAGATAGCTGTATTGTACATTCATTCTTTTTCCTCCAATACTTTATATACAACAGATGATATTAAAAGACCTGCACCCAAAGGAAGGCACAAGTCTAACAAAAGGATTCTTATAAAAACTACCGAGCAGAATATAATCTTTTTATATTTTTTCATAAAACATCCTTAATCTATCAATTCGAATCCAAATCCTTTTAAAGCTTTGTTTGCAAATTCCTTATCTACACAAAATTCATTTTCTCCTATTGTTAAACTCAAGAGATTCGTTTTAACGCCATTTATTTCTTTACATATAGTTACATCCTCGTTGTATGATGAATCTAGTCTATAATGCCTATAACAAAGCGAAATAACGCTTTTGTTATCTTTATGCAAACTTACGCACATAGACGACAACTTTCTTTTTATTTGTACCATAACAAACACCTCCGAGACGGACTAATAGAGTTAAAATTAATACGAATTTCATAATATCCTCCTTAAAAATCAATAAGAATAGAATCAATATAAAGTTTATCAGCTTCATTGAGTTCAAATCTCATTTCTCTTGAATAGAACATCTTTTTTCCTTCAACCTCCTTAATTATTAAGCTTTCGACCGAAAAAGCTTCAACTTCTTTTTTTGTAAAGTTAATATAAATTACACTTGTCATATTAAACCTCCTTAGTAAAAGCGATAAAACCTCCGATATATACACCAAAACCTAAATATTCATATCCGTAAACTTGCAGAGTATATCCTATGATACCAAACAAAACAAGTCTTGAGTATAAAGAAATTTTTTTCATATTAACCTCCTAATCTAACTAATATAGCTTGTTGCATTCGAGAACTTCTTTCAGAACCTTTCTTCGATTTTACCTTTATATCTATTATATCTTTTTTGTGAATATCCATTTCTTTAAAAGTACCTCTGTTCGATTTTATAAGATACTTTTCTTTAAGAAGAAATACGTAATTATTGAATATAAAAAATTCGATATCGTAACCGGTTTTAAATAATATCTCTATTTTCGATTTTAAAGCCCTTTTATATTGATTCTCGAAAGAATCATCACCGATATACTCTATATAGCTGTATTCACCCCTTATACGATCTCCTGTGATATACATATCGAAATCATGATTGAAATAACTACCTTCTTTATTTATAACAGGGTATTCTCCACGATTTTCAACCTTTAAAATAAATTGTTTGTTGTAGTCCATCCTGTACGGACACAAAGAAGTATAAACATATTGTCCTTTTCCAATCCTTTTACGCATTTCATGAGGTAGCCTTTCTGTATTTTCTCTTTTCACCTTTTAAACCTCCGATTTTTTAGTATTTTATAAACAACCCATTCTTTTTCTTTACCATTTCCATACTTAAGTAGAAA